CATATTATAATATTCTCGTAGAAGGAAGAAAAATTTATTCAAATCTTTCTGAGGAAGAATATTTTAATACCATGGAGGATCTGTCGGATCAGTTCTATGAGACAGGTTCTCCACACCCACTTGATATTGAAACAGAATTTATAGGAGACTAATTATGGCAAAATCATTGAGCGGCGGGACAAAAATTGAATCCCACCCCAAAAATACTCGTCAGGGCAGTGGTTCAAATACCAAATATGCTGATAGTTCACGTAATAAAGCAAGAAAACCTTATAGGGGCCAAGGAAGATAATCTTTTATGATTCAACTTAATCCACAAATACCCGTTCTTACCCCTAGGGGGAAAGGATGGGCGTTTTTTTTAATTGATCGTTCACAAGAACACGACCTAGAATGGGTAGTGTTCTTAGATGATGGCGGTTATTGTTGGACATTTCGAAATTCTGATATCAGAATACAGAAAAATCTAACACTTGATCGCAAAAATATTGTCGGTTTTGGGACTCTTGGAGATATTGGAATATTGTAGAGTATTATAGAGTATTATGTAAAAACCTTATATGCGTTTCCTCATTTTAAAAAATAGGAACCGCGTCTATCTCGTCTTGAAGAAACCCAAAAAACCCAAGAAAAATCCCAAAAACATAAGATAAATATAATTTCAAAGTTAATTTTGAGGATTTATGTGAATTGGAAAAATTTTCGATGGGCAATCACCTTTTATTAGAGGTTTATGATGTAGATCATCATTTATTGAATGATTCTCAATCTCTTATTGAGGTTATGATAACCGGAATAGAACGTGCTCAGATGACAATTTTGAACATTTTTAAATACCAATTTGATCCTCAAGGAATCACAATTGTCATTGCACTTTCTGAAAGCCATGCTTCGTGTCATACTTGGCCTGAGGAAGGATCTATTGCAATTGATGTATATACTTGTGGATTGGGAGATCCTAAGTTGATTGCTCTTGAACTTCTTAAATATTTAAATTCAGATAATTATAACTTAAGACATTTATATCGTTAAATAATTGTAAGGAGATAGAAACCTCCTTTATAAAAGTTCTGTTTTTAATAAAAAAACAGGAGCTAAAATGTCAAATTTAAAAGTTGATAGGGATAAGGAATACATGAAGAAAATGTGGGGAACTACAAAACTTGCTACTGATTATGTACCAGAACAAAAAGTTCTTCAAGAAATTATGCATGACACTGCACCAAAGCATGATTTAAAAAAACAAACTGATCTTCATGAAAAAATTCGTAATGATGAGGATTATGATGACTGGGATTATGGTACAGAGCCTTCATACGGTTCTTCTTGGAAATAGGCATAAATAACAGAAAGAAATTTTTTTCAGGATGGCAGTACAAAGGATATCAAGATCATTCAAAGATATTAGTTTATCCTTTGTACCCCATCCTGTTACAAAGGATTTACCAATATTATCAAATGAAAATGCGATCATAAGATCTGTTCGTAATCTTGTAGAAACAATTCCAACTGAAAGATTTTTTAATTCTAATTTAGGTTCGAATGTAAGATCTCTTCTTTTTGATTTTGTTGATTATGGAACTGCTTCTGTAATTCAAACGGAAATTGAAAATACTATTGCAAATTATGAGCCCAGAGTAAATAATGTTCAAATTGCAGTAAATCCACAACCAGACGATAATAATTTTGAAATTATTATTTCTTTTGATATTATCGGACAACAAATTCCAACTCAACAATTTACATTCTTATTAGAGGCAACAAGATAAAATGCCTTTTACAAAATTTACAAACTTAGATTTTGATCAAATTAAGACTTCCATTAAAGATTATCTTCGTGCAAATTCTGCTTTCACGGATTTTGATTTTGAGGGGTCAAATTTTTCTATTTTAATTGATACCTTAGCATATAATACTTATATTACTGCATTTAACTCTAATATGGTTGTGAATGAATCCTTTTTGGATTCTGCTACTCTTAGGGAAAATGTTGTTTCCTTAGCAAGAAACATTGGGTATGTTCCAAGATCAACAAGATCCTCTAGGGCAGTTATATCTTTTTCAGTTTCAACCACAACTACAAGTTCAACTCTTACTTTAAATCCCGGATTGGTGTGTGTTGGATCAATTAATGGTGGGTCTTCTGTATTTTCAATTACTGAAAGTATTACTGTCCCAGTTGTATCTGGAGTAGCAAATTTTAATAATATCTCGGTTTATGAAGGAAGTTATTTAACTCAACAATTTACATATGATGGATCTCTTGATCAAAAATTTATTTTATCTAATCAAAATATTGATATCTCAACACTAGTTGTATATGTAAAAGGTACTGCTGATACTGGTCTCGGTCTTGAATATTCTTTAGTTGATAATATTATTAATGTAGGATCTCAATCCGAAATTTATTTAATTCAAGAAGTTCAGGATGAAGAATATCAATTACTTTTTGGTGATGGTATATTTGGTAAAAAACTTGATAATGGAGCCGTGATTACAGCAGCATATATTATTAGTGGTGGATTAAGTGGTAATGGGGCAGCCAATTTTACATATGCAGGAAGCTTAACTGATAGTTTAAATAATCCAGTTATTCCAAATGGAAGCGTTATTATAACTGCAAACTCTCCTTCATCAAACGGAGCAGATATTGAAACAATAGATTCTATTAAATATTTTTCACCAAAAATTTATTCTTCGCAATATAGAGCAGTTACGGGTCGTGACTATGAATCCATTATTCCAACAATATATACAAATACAGAATCGGTTTCAATTGTTGGTGGGGAAGAATTAAATCCTCCGCAGTATGGAGTAGTTCAAATTAGTATTAAACCAAAAAATGGAATTTATGTTTCAGATTTTGATAAAACTCAAATTCTTAGTAAATTAAAACAATACAGTTTATCTGGGATTAGACAGACAATTGTAGATTTAGTTCTTTTAAATGTAGAAATTGAATCTTACGTTTATTATACCAGTTCTCAAGTGAGTTCAGAAAATTCTTTACACGATAGTGTAGTTACATCATTAATAACATATGCAAATTCAATTGATTTGAATAAATTTGGAGGAAGATTTAAATATAGTAAAGTATTACAAATTATTGACAACACAGATACTTCTATTACTTCAAATATTACTAGAGTTAGAATTAGAAGAGATTTAGTTGTAAAGACAAATCAAACTGCACAATATGATATATGTTTCGGTAATGCTTTTCATATTGATCCCGAAGGACATAATATAAAATCTACCGGATTCACTTTATCAAACTCAAGTGATGTCGTATATTTTACAGATTTCCCAAATAAAAATTCTTTAGGAAATATTGATGGAAGTGGGAAGGGTAATATTTCTATCATAAAACTAAATCCAAATGCGGGAATTTCTTCAGTTAGTCTTCCATATACAATAGTTGTTAACTCCGCAGGAACAATTAATTATTCAACTGGAGAAATATTAATAAATCCAGTTAATATAATTTCAACAAAAATATCAAATAATATTATAGAAATTCAAGCTTATCCAGAATCTAATGATGTTGTGGGTTTGAATAATCTTTATATTTATTTTGATATTAAAAAAAGTGCAATAAATATGGTTAAAGATACAATTTCATCCGGTCAAAATATTTCTGGTTCTCAATTTACCAGAATTTCTAGTTACTCAGATTCAGAATACGGGCAATTAACAAGGTAATATAATATGATACAAACTGGTTTTGAAACAAGGATTAAGATTCAAGATGTAATCGAAAATCAACTTCCTGGTTTTATTTTACAGGAAAGTCCATTAACATCTACATTTCTAAAACAATACTATACTTCCCAAGAATATCAGGGAGGTCCGGTAGATATTGCTGAAAATTTAGATCAATATTTAAAATTAGATAATCTAACTCCAGAAGTTGTAATTAATAATACTTATCTTTTGGTTGGAATTTCTTCAACTAATTCGGTTATTTCGGTCAATAGCACAAAAGGATATCCAAAAACTTATGGTTTATTAAAAATAGATGATGAGATTATTACATATACCGGAATAACGACAAATACCTTTACCGGTTGTATAAGAGGATTCAGTGGAATTACTAGTTATCATAGCCCATCAAATCCAGAAGAACTAGTATTCACATCTTCTAAAAAAAATTCACATAATAAAAATGTATTAGTATACAATTTAAGTGCATTATTTCTTAAGGAATTTTATAAAAAATTAAAATATACTTTTACTCCAGAATTAGAAAATAATGATTTTACACCAAATTTAAATATTGGAAATTTTATTAAAAGTGCTAGATCTTTTTATCAATCAAAAGGAACAAAAGAATCTTTTAGAATTTTGTTTAATGTTCTATATGGAGTAACACCGACAATAGTAAATTTGGATGATTTATTAATTAGACCATCTTCGGCGGAGTATTTGAGAAGAGAAGAAATTGTTGTCGAAAAAATTTCTGGAAATCCTAATAAATTAGTAGGACAAACTATTACAAAGTCTACAGATCCCAATACATATGCTTCTGTTTCTCAAGTAGAAATATTTGATGTTTATGGAAAAATTTATTATAAACTTTCCCTTTTTGTTGGGTATAATGATAGTTCCGCAATTGTAGGAACTTTTAATATTACAGGAAAAACTAAATCTGCGGAAATGGTTTCCGCAGGTTCTTCTGTGATTACTGTAGATTCTACTATTGGATTTCCCCAATCAGGAAATATTATATCTGGAATTAATAGTATAACATATACTAATAAAACTATAAATCAATTTTATGGATGTTCAGGAATTACTAATAATATTAATCCTACTGATGATATAAGACTAAATGAAACCTTTTTTGGATATGAAAACGGAGATACTACTAAGTTAGTAGAATTAAGAATTACCGGAGTATTATCTGGGTTTTCACAATCATCCACAGCATATAATGTAAGTGAAGGTGATGAGATATCAGTAAACTATTTGGGAGAAATTGTAGAGAA